CTCCATTTCAGAGCCACCACATTCCGCACATCGCCCGACTGAGTAACTGTGCGAATCCCAGCTGCGAGCCCTTGATTTGCTGAAATTGTGGTGTAGCCATTATTGGCCAAATAATCCTGTCGATGAGTGGCTCCGGCATAATTGATCAGGCCATCGGATGATTCGTACAGATAGCCAAAGCCTGAGACGGCCAAAGCCGATGCAAGCGAATAGACATCAGTGACATCAGCTGTGCGAGCTTCGAGCTCATAGATTCCATCATCGATCTCGCCGAGTCCGGTATTTTCTGCCGTCAGCCAAGTTGTCGTCGCTGGATAGGTTGCCCATGTCAATGCCGCTGGCACTTCGAGCCAGTTATTGACCAGCAAATCTTCGAGTATCACAGCGATCTGGACGCCATCAAGATCCTTGTGCAGTACGCCTTCAGTCAATGCCTTTGGCAATCTCGACAAAGCTCCCAGAGCCGTCAGCGATGCAGCTGTGGCCATGCCTGCACCGCCAGCTGATACGACCTCAAGCGTGATGTCTGTGAGGTTGCCGCCGAACATGGTGCGATATGTGCCAGTCGAATCTTTGAGCTGAAGCGTCATGCCTTGATTGACTTGAAAATCAAATACTGAATTGTCAAGATTGATGACAGTCAGTGAGCAATATCCGGCAACGGGCTGAGAATAAATGTCGGTGCGGCCTGATGTGATTGACAGGCCTGAAAGCGTCACATTGGTGTATATCGTGCTCCCAATAGTTACACGCCACTCTGGATTGAATATGCTCATGAGTAGCTGAATTGCCCCGCGCCTAGAGTGCCGCGTGATGAGGATCGATTGAGCACATCGATGATGGTGCGAGCTGTACCTTCGGCATCGATTGCGCCATTGACTGTCAGATTGATGGTCGATCCACCGTTTGAGATGCCATTCGGAATGATCTTGCCTGATGTATTTGGCACGAATAATTCTGGACCGCGCTCGCCTACGACATAGCTTGTGCCAGCATTCACTGGGCCACCATTGGCTCGACCGCCGCCAAAGATATTGTCGATCGCGCCACCGACTGCCTGAGTGACTGGATTATTCTTGATGAAATTGACGATATTTCGGATCGCATTGAATGCGCTATTGACGACATTGACAAGGTTGGAGAATAGACCGATGACAAAGCTGATGGCAGTGCCAAGTGTGTCAAATGCCCTGCCGAGAATCGTGCCAATTACCGGAGCGACTACATCACGGATGACTTTGGCAATGACTTCGAGCAAAGCTTTGAGTGGCTTGAGCTTTGATTCATTCTCAGCAATCTTTGCTGTCACCTTCTCAAATGCTGATCGCAGGCCATCGATGATTGGCGTGAGCACACTGCCGATGGCTGGAATGACATATTCAGTCAGGAAAGACCAAATGGCTGTGAATGTAGGAATCACAGAATTCTGAATGTAATCTCGCAAAGCGATGAAGATTGGCGTGAGCTTTGGCCCTAGCTCCTCAGCCAATTGCTGCACAGCTGGGATGACTGTATTGACAAAGCCTGAGACCATCGGTGTGATGGCATCGAGCACGAAAGATCCGACAGTCTCTTTGCCTTCATCAAATGCGACTTGGAGCCGCTGCATCTTGCCTTGAAATGTGTCTGCCTGCTCTGATGCTTGACCGCCGAATGTGGCAGCAAGTTGAGCCGTGATTTCTTCCATTGACATTGTCTTGAGCTGCGCGGCAGTAAGTCCGACGCCTAACTTGGCCAGCGATCCTGCATTGCCTTCGGCCGCCTTGCTCATGGCATTTGTTACAGCTTCGAGAGACTTACCGGATCCAGCGGCGACATCGATGGCAACGGCCTGCAATTTGAGAGCTTGATCTGCGTCCTTTGTAGCACGCACAAATCGCTCAAAGCTTGGACGCAATTCATCATCAGTCAGACCAGTCAGCAAGGATGTCTTGGTAATTTGTGATTCCACAGCTGCGATCTGAGCATTGGTTGCGCCAGTTACATTCTCCAAAGTGGTAGCTAGTTTGGCCTGTGCAGCTTCATCAGCGATCGCAGACTTGACGCCATCGACGAGCAATTTGCCAGCGTAGGCAGCGGCAGCGACGCCAGCTGCAGCAAATGCCGCGCCTGCCATTTTGCCGAACTTGGCGACCTTGCTGCCAAAGCCTTCGACTTCACTTGATGCGCCATTGACGCCTTTTCTTAGACCAGCGAGATCAGCGTCAAAAGTTATCTTGACCTTTGGAATTGCCATCAGTCCATCCCTGCCTTCTTAACAACATCTTGAACCATCTGCGCGTATTCGCGAGCAATAATTGGCAAGTAGTAATCCATTGCAGGATTGATCCAGTATCCGCTTTTATTGTAGGGAGCCTTGAATCTGTCGGTGTACGCACGACCTCGACGATCTTCGCCTCGATGTGATCCATATTCAGATCCCCAAAGCAATGCACCAGCTGGGGCTTGACCTTGCTTGACGACTGTGCCGCCCTTGCGCTTTTCGCCGCCATATTTTCGGCCGACCTTCTTTGGGCCACCGACATCGACGCGAATCAATCGATCACGCTTTGGAGCAAGTGATTCAGCGACCTTCTTAGCCACTGGCGTGCGAGACGCATTGGCAAATTGAAGCAATTGTCCGGCAAATCTTTGTGACAGCGGAAGAGCTCGATCGCGGATCTCTTGCTGAGATTCGGCAGGCAATGATCCTAGCAATCGAATCAAATTGCGGAACTCAACCGGCTCGACAGTGATAGCGAGTGTGCCTTTACCTGCCTTGGCCATGTTTCTTCTCCAGAATCTCGATCGCTGTCATGATCTGCTCCGCTGTCTGCCATTCACTCATCGGGATTTGCGTGGCAATCGCCAGCTCCACGATTGTGCGATTTAGGCTTCCAGCGGCGTAGCTTTTGGGTTGTCTGCCGCCTCAGTCGTAATGTCCGAGACTGTCTCGATCCATGCTTCATAAGGCTTGACGGCCTTGCCAGCGGCTTCTCTCTTCATAGCGTGATACGCCAAGAAAAGTAGATCAGAGATCCCAATCTTGTCTGCCGCTTGCGTGATGGTGTGGCCTGTCTTGTTTTCCCATTTGCACCACTCAGGCGGAGCTGCCACATAAGTGGCAACCTCGCCCGATGTGTATTCGATTGTGATATTTGTTTTCATGCTCCCGATCTCCTTCTTAGCTAAAAGTCTCGGTAGGTGTACCGACAACAGTGAATGATAGTGACACAGTCTGAGCGTCTGGTGCTGCACCGCCGACTGATGGGAACACTGGCAAGACATTGCACGCAAAGACGGCTCCACTTGCAGCTGTCAATGACGCTGCCAAAGTCGTATTTGGTGCAGATTCGCAGGCAGTCCAGAGTGATTCGCACAGTGATGAAGCTGCGCCCCAATCTGCGAGCATTTCGATGTCGAGTGTCCACTGATCATCAATGGCTTTGTAAGCGCGGCCATCGAGTGTCTGATATGTCTCGATGGTGTGCTCATTTGAAAGAATGACTGATGTTGCTTGTGCATCGTAGTTGACAGTCGCGATCGTCAATACTAGATCGCGTCCGGTGATGACGGTCGTTGGCATAGCTTGTCTCCTAGTTTGTTTGAGTGTATTGAGTGGATATTTCAATCTCGCACGCGAGAATGTCGGACGCTCCGATTGAGATTGGCATTGGATTAGACACAGAGCCGACTGTGTAACCTGACGGAATAACCGCCAGAATGCTGAGCACTAGCTTCTCGATGTTATCGAGTGCAGCTGCATTTGAGTACATTGCGACGCCGACAGTGACGACAAGATTGACTTTGACACGCGTCGATGTGCCGATGAGATTGGCTTCAAGATATGGCGATGCTGGCACGACCGCCGCGAATGGCACGATCGGAGCCTCGGGAACGAAATCGTAAGTGTTAGCTGCTACGCCTGAAATGGCTGTCTTAATGGCTCCGCGTACATTGACGGCGATCGATGATGCTGGCATCAGCTGACCATGCTTCGAGTATCGACCAAATCGCCTAAGAGCCCGATGCACCTATTTGTGAGGCTGCGGCCCATTCTGAACGGCGTCGGGCTAAAGTCCACGCCTTCGATCTGACCGCCTGCCGCTGTACGGCTTTGGAATACTTCAACCGAGACAGCCAAGATTGCGCTCTCGACATTTGCATTGCCTATGTAATAAGTGGCCGCGCCATAGCCGGATAGGGTCGCAGTGCCATTTGGGATCATTTGACGGATGGTGACATCTGCATTTGTTAGCGCGGCCGTAAAATAAAGATTTTCGACAGTCGTGACCGTGTGTGTTGCCGTAAATGGTGCAGGCATCTTTGTCACGACGATCGATTGGCCTACCGCAAAAGTGTGTGGCTCCCGTGTGTAGAAATAAGCAACATTGGATTCCAATTCATAGCTAACAATTGCTGTCGTGTTTTGCGTAAGGATTGGCAAGATTACGCCTTCAGCAGTGTCAATGATATCGTCCAGATACGCATCAGAATACAGGGATGAACTCACGCCAAGTAAAGATCGCAGCGATGACGCTGTAACTATTGCCGACATGAGTCCATCCCTTCATCTGCTCGACCGCCTCGGGAGCGAAGCGGCCGATGTCTAGTTATCTTTTATCGATCAGGTCTTATTGATACCGAATGCGCCTGCACCGATCTTGGTCGCGATTGCGCCATATCCGTACATTGCCACAAGGATTTCACCGGATGCAATTACATCAGCGCGGAGCTGATATGTTGGTGATTCATACCATGTGTAGCTTGTTGGGTTGATGATCATCATAGAATCATCTTTGTCTGTGTCATTTGCGCTTGGCACATTTGCAGTGACATAGAGATCGAGTCCGGCGACATTGCCGCGGATTGAATCTGGACGCACGACGCCGCCAGCATTTGATGGCTGAGCTGCGTTATAAATTGGACGCCCCGAGTCCGCCAAAGTCATGAGATTTGCCCATTGGCTAGTATTTGCCAAGAGATTGCGAGCGAATCCTTGTGTATTTGTGTACACAGATGCCGCGCCGCGTGACACAAATCCAAGCAACTCTGAAGCTGTTGGATATGTTGTCAATGTTGTCGCGTCAGCTGTTGCTCCTGATGCAAGTGCAGTAAACACAGCCTTGTCTGTTGCGGCTGCATATTGTGCGGCCATATTGTTCATCAATTCTGTGATGAAAAGTGGTGATGAACGATCAAAGAGCTCTACAGAAAATTGCTGTTGTCCAGCGTACTTCTTGACTGAGACTGTAACAAATGATGAGGCTTGATCTGTGTTAGATGGTGTTCCTGCCTCAGCTGTTTCTGCAACTGTTGGAAGAGTGGTGATCTTTGGAATCTCAAAAGACATTCCAGCGTCAGGCAAGACGCCTGTCGTGATCGCATCAATTGCGCTTCTTGTGTTATTTGCAAGCCCATTGATGACGGTTGTGAGCTGGCGTGTTGGGATGAGACCAGCGTTGTCTGTTGTATCAGCGGCAGCTGCGATGTAAGCGCGAGCCTCATCTGATCCGAGTGTGGCCTTGATTGTCATTTCCAAATGCTTTGGAGCTGAGAAATCTAAGCGTGGCTTTGTTGTAAAGACGCCAGTGCTGCTGGCTGCTGTGACGAGCTGTGCGGCTTCGACCGTCTCTGTAACGGCTGCCGCGTCTGTGACGGTGTTTTCCACTTCGTCTCCTTCTGTTGTTGGTGTTGGTGTTGCATCCGCATCCGGTGTGGATTCGGAATCTTCATCGCCTTCTGTCGCTGCTACTTCTGCAACGCGTGCTGATCGCACCGCTGGCTCAGATACAAGCGCGACGCCTGTGAGCTCGGCTTTGAGCACTTTCATGTATCCCTTTTCTTGGACATAATCATCGACACTGAGCTCGACCGAAAATCCATCGCGCAATCCATCCATTGCTTCGATGAGTGCATCGCTTCCAGCTTGTGTGTTGCTAATTTTGAAAGTCGCATTGATTGCTGAGTCGCCATCCATTGACATCTCCATGCTGCGACCAATTCTGCGCGTGCGATCGTGCTCAAGATTGAGAAAGACTTGTGATGGCTCGATGCTGCCTTTTGCAAATACGACTTTGCCAGTCGATGCATTTGCTTGCTCATCAAATGCGACGATGCGACCGGAGATTGTGCGCGCTTCCGAATCGGCGGCTGTGATGGTGATTGGTGTGGTTAGTTTCATCCTATGATGTCCTCTGCGTCTCTGATTTCTTCGATGGTCATTGCCCCAATGCGATTGAGGATTTCGTACACTTGAGCTCTTTCAAAAGGATTGCCGCGCAAGAAATCGTCTAGGTCGTAGCGGACATATTGTGATGCTGGGGTGAAATCCGTAAGTGAGAGCCTCTGTTCAATGATTGTGAGAATCGGACGAATTGAGAAATCAATCAAATCTCGACGCTGATTGACAGCGTTGGAATATGTCATCGATGATGGATCAGCTGATGCGAACCATGCCGGTAATCCGATGGCGCGACATAATTCCAAAGCGAGATATTGTCTGGCTTCATTCATTTGCAATTGCTTTGGATCAAATCCGACAGTCTCAAGTGATACATCTGCATTGAGCACTGTGACTGACTTTGATGTGCGATTCAAGAATGTTTCCTTGAGAGCTTGCAATCTTTCCTTTGGCAAATTTGTGCCATTTGTTTTGACGACCATTTGTGGCGCAGGATTCAAGGCGAAATCGTAAGCTGCGCGCTCCAAAGCGTGTGCAGCTCTTACTGTGCGGCCTGCGCGATTAAGTAATCCTTCTTGCATGTTGCCGAATACCACAAGCTGATCTGGTGCAATTGGTACGCCATCGATCGTGTAGCTTTCAATCTGTGTGCCATTTGCATTTGTAAAGATTCCGACGCGCTCAGGTGCAACGCGCTCCATCGCTTGAATTCTGCCTGTGTCCTGATAGCGAGCCGTGACGACTGCATATGCGGCTGGCCTGAAAAGTAAATCTTCAACCATCCACGCCCAAAATTCTGCGCCTGTGATTCGTGGATCGGGTTGATTGATCACTCGTGGAGATGACACACGCTCATTTGTTGCTTTGGTCTTTGTATCCAATGGCAACGATGCAACAGTCGAGCAAATAATTCCGCGAGCGCGAGCGATGACTGGCACGCCCATAGCCTCGGATCGCGATGCACTTTGTAGGCCGCCAAAAAATGGAGCTCCGATTGAATCAATCGAATTGACCGGAGCCAATGATGCATCAACTACCGGAGCAACAGGCTTGGCAGGCACAAAGAAATCACGAATCCCCATGGCCAAATTTTATTGTGTCGCTACAATCAAAAGACCATGATGTCAAGATCCGTCTCTTGGCGTGTCGCGAAATGCGTGACCAGCGCACATGCAACCGTCGCGCAGACAGTGCTCTGTGATGCCCTGCGTCCGATAGTCCATCCACCATCCCCAAATTTCAGCTTGGCCGCTGACAAGACTTGCTTCGTCAATTCGGGTTGATTGATGTGTCTGAGTCTCTTCGATGTAACCGCTCCTAGAAATTCATCACAGGCTTGCCCATATAGCGCGCCATCGATGTCAATAATTGGAATTCCAGCTGGCACAAGCCTACTGGCCACAGCTGAGGATGTGCGCTTGCTAAATGCCACGACTTCGACAGGCATGTCGCGATAGTAATCTGCCACATCGTTTGCAATGGCTTTGTCATCGAGTGAGATTGCATTGTGCCATGTGTGCAGTAGCTTGACGACAAATTCATCGTCATTGATGCGCTGGGCTGCAACGAGTGCCGCGTCGCGTCTATCCGGTGAGCAATCCAAGCCCAGCCAGACAGTTTTCTCCAAGTCTAAATCTAAATCATCGG